CGTTATCATATGATTGACTGTAACCAACTTTAATTCCAGGTGGCATGTAAATTGATATGGCTGCATTTGTTATTGAACCAGTAGGTATTTTACCTGTAATCTGTGCTTGTGAACCGTCATGTGGTCCTGATGAGGCTCTTGCTGAGGACTCAAACATACTATCTGTTTGTGCTTGATATGTTACAAAACCTGACTCAAATATAATGTAATGACCTAGTTCGTTAGAACCAAGGTCTAATGGATATTGTACAGCACTAAATGTTAAAGGATTTTGTGTTAATTTTTGTGAAGGACTATCTGGTATATCAAATGGTCCTTTTTTTAATAATTGAGCCGCCACTTTACCAGAGTCTTTCTGACTGCCTGAGTTAGTAAATGAATTAATCAACTCACCTACATGAGGCATAGCTAAACTGCTTATCATTGATTTTAGTTTGACTGACATGTATAAATAATCCTTAGTTAGTAATATTTATATAGAAAATAAGAGTGATATGAGAAAGAGTTATAAAGGTTTATACAAACCAACCAATCCAAAGAAATATGTCGGCAATACCAATCAGATAGTGTATCGTTCACTACTTGAAAGACGGTTTATGCGATATTGTGACTTTAATAAAGATATTCTATTTTGGGCAAGTGAAGAGTTGCCTGTTAGATATTATAGCCCGCTAGACAAAAAATATCACCGATACTTTCCTGACTTTGTTGTAAAGACGGTGAATGGTGATAAGTACATGATTGAGATAAAACCCTATCGGCAAGCATTGAAGCCCAAACCACCAAAAAAATAAATCAAAATCATATATGCGTGAGTCATTTGAGTATATTAAAAATCAAGCCAAATGGTCTGCTGCTAGTAGGTACTGTGAAGATAATAGCATGGAGTTCAAAATTATTACTGAAAAGGACCTTGGACAATATTAAAGACCGTAAACAAATCCTTCTCTTGCGATATAAGGGTCGCCATGTATATCTAACTTCTTAATATAATTATTTTGAGAAGCAACACTTGATGTATCACCACCGTTATTATTGATAACTACACCTGTATTACTACCATCACTCTTTTTAACTTGTGTTTCTTTTAAGAATTCAGCACCTGATTGGTTGACACTTCGTTCTATTAATTTTTGCAATCCTTTTTTATCACCTGAATATAAATCAGCCAGTTGGTCATATGTAAAGTTTACACCTAAACCTTGTAGTGTGTCATTGGCAAAATTGACTTGACTTTGAATAGAAGTTAACTCTCTCTTAGCTTTTGCTTCAGCCTTCTCTAAATCAGAAAATAGAAGTCCATCTTTAATTGAGTTTAAGAATCCATCTCTTTGTGTTTTATCTTCAGCACTTTTAGCGAGTGTGGCTAATCTTAATACCTCTTCAGCTTCTGCTTGTTTTACTTTCAACTCTTCTAACTTTGGTATCATTGGTGCCATCTTCTCAACTCTATCACCACCTCTACCATAATTATTTTTAGCAACTACTTGAACAAGACCACCTGTTTCTCCGGCAGCCAACATATTAACTGCTGTCTTTTGCACCTTATCACTAAATGCCGACATCTGTTCAAATATCATTTTACTATCAGCACCAAATCCACCTTGAGCTGCAATACCTTTAATAGATTCTACTGTGTCCATAAAGTTAACACCTTTTGTTCTATCTAACAAAATTGTTTTTAATGCTTCTTCACTATAATTTGTCATAGTGCTGGCTAATGCACCTAATTTGGTCTGCATACCTCATCAGCCATAAATTTCTTTTTATCTTGACCTAACTGTTCTAGTGCCTCTTGTGTTGCTACTTTAGCTTCACCTAATGCTGACAGTTTACCAAGATTCATACCAAATCTTTCAAATAATCCTTCTTCTTCTCTAGCAGCCCACTCTCCCATTTCTTTATCTAATTTTGCTGTTGTCTTTTCTAATTTTTGTAATGTTAGTTCTTGGTATTCATCAATCTTTTTAGCAAGATACATTGCACCAACTCCTAATGCTACAGCAGCACCAACACCAATAATAACTGGCAATGCACCAATAGCGGCGCCGAAAGTTGCAACTGCACCTATTTTTGATGCTCCCATAAGAGTGCCTAATTTACCTACTGTCCACATACTAGCAGCTGCACCGCCAATGGCTGTGGCTGCAAAATCTGAATCTTTTACCTCTGTTGCATTTAAACTTCCTGATATGTAACCTGCCACTTTGGCAATCATAGGAGCAGTTGCACCAACAATCGCACCAGGAATACCTGCAAGTCCAAAACCAACACCAGCACCTATCATACTTAATTTAATATCTTTTTAGCTGCTTCGTCTAACTCTAAATCAAACTCAGTATTAATATAATTAATTACGGGGTCGGCAATGAAACCAGCAATAGTGGCATACATTGTACCTTTTAATAGTTTTTTACCTAATCCTGTACCAACATTTTTTAGAAATTGTGGTGTCAATAGAGCAGCAGTCAAACCAGTACCTAATAAATCTGCAAATCTACCTTTATCAATACTTTCTTCAATATCATCTAAGTTATCATTTATGCCGGAGTCACTTCCGCCACCACCCACCTGCAACAACAGTAGAACCTTTTAGTGAGTTTTCTTTTGCCAATTCAGCAGCTTGGTCTCGTTCTCTTCTTTCAGCTTCCTCAGATAAATCTAATTGTGATTGTAAAACACTTGCTACCTTTTCGACACATTGATATGTCTTTTCTTGTAAAACAGCAAGGTCTTTTAATAAGAAAACACCTAATGAACCACCACCTGCTTGTAAAACTGCGGCTGCAGCCTCTGGTGGAGGTAACATACTATTAACACTTAATAGTGATGAACCAACTCTACCTTGTATGGTGGTTGCTAATTGTAAGGCGTTTTGTGATGACATTATTTTTTACCTTTACTCGAACCTGTGTATAGACCAAACCAGGCAGCGCCAGCACCAACTACGATACTGATTAACCCACTCTGTTCCATAGTTGGAGCAGATAAGTCCATATACCATATTACACATTTGTATAGTAGTATAATGTAAACTGTTAAAAACAATCTAGGGAATATTCTCCAAGCGTCAATAGCTCTTGCCATATGAATTAATTTAGAGTATGGATTTACACCAAGTCTTTAATTGAAGTATCAACTTCTAATCAACTTGTATTTTCTGTTTTGGTTCTACAACCTTAACTTCTGTTTACTTCTCACATTACTGTCTATTCTCTCTTAGCCTATCGTTTCTCTTGATGTGACACTATAGTCCACATATATTCCCTCTCCAGTATCATATTTTATTCACTAAGATTTTATGATGTTGCATACGCAAATCACTAAGAGATCTCTAGTTGTCGGAGGGAGGCAATACGAAAAATCTGCGCCCTTTCAACACTATCTTGCTTTCACTTTAGTTTTAGGATTCTCTATCTCAACTTCATGTGACAGTTGAGGCATAGTTTCAAAAAACTTATTAATTTTATCAAAAGATTTTCTATCTAAGCCTTCAATAAACTTATTTAAATCGTCTTGTGTATAATCACTTATATTATGATTCTTTTCACCCTTCATAGATTGAATGAATACATCCGGCAATCATATCAAATACTTGTTGTGTTTTCATACCCTTAATATTCAGTTTAGGGTCAACAGTATCAATAGTAGGATACTTCATTATCAAACCGATTTTCTTTTCTTCATCAATTACAATATTATTTGTATGTAATTCATCAACTTGAACTTCGACTTTACTTAGGTCTATGTCTTGTGTAACATAAGTTTCTTTATCGTCAGGACAAAGTAATCTAATGTTTGCAATTTCGCCAACTGACTTAGACCTGATTTGTAAGAATACATATTCTAAATCAAATGTTGGTAATAAACTTGCGTCAAGTTTGTTATATGTACATGTTGACACAATGTCTTTAATTGCATTTTTAATTTCGTTATCATCACTTGACTCTAACGCTTGTAGTAAAACCTTTTCCTCTTTTACAAGAAAAGGTCTGTATTTTACAACAATATCTGCTGATGGTAATGTCAACTCATATGTCGCTGTTTCTAATATAGGCAATGCCATGATATTATCTCCTTGTTAATATATTATCCAAATGGTGGAAATAGTCTACCACCAGTCACTCTACCAATTGGTAAATTTCTTTTGACTGTTGATAGAACATCTCTACCAGCTCTTTGAAACTCTGGTGGTAATTTACCTAATATACCACTAAACAGACCAAAATCTTTACTTGCTTTAATTGTTGGTACATCACCAAATGCCGAACCTACTGTTGCACCATTTATTTGGTCAATTGTTAAGTTTGACCATGTTCTAAAGTTTAATGTAATCGGCACTTGTGCAATTTCATTGTCTGCACCATATGTTAAATCCATAGAACCTATTGTTTGAGGATATACTTCAAACAATCTAACTCCATATGTAACTCTAGCGTCATCATCACTTTTAGCGTCAAACTGACCTAACTGCATGATGTCCATACTACCAACATAATCGTCATAGTAATTTATGTTGTGTGTGCCTAAATCCATAATCTTTTTCTGCCAGTTCTCAAAGAACAATCTTTGTCTTAAAAACTTATCGCCATAAAATGTCATTTCAACTTTACTTGAAAAAGAGTATGCATATGGCATTTCTCTTTTTGGTCCATACATGGTATGTGGTTGTGTGTTGATATCTCTATTTGGTAATGTAACTTTATTACACATCATATCAACATTTTCTAACAAAGCATTACTTTCTAATTCATTTTTACCACCATATGCAACTGACTGAGATGAAGGAGGTATATTTGGCGGACCTGCTTGTATACTCATCATTCTAATTGGTGCTGGTGGATTAATTCTTACAATAAATCTATTTGTTCTAGCAAAGCCTTCACCTTGATTTACTTGTGAAAGAAATCTTTGAATAGTACCTGCACCACCAGGTCGTCTTTGTAACCTAGGGTCGCTTGCAATATCAACTAATGATTTATCTCTAGGTAAACCTAGTCGAATATCAAAATTACCTATTCTTCTTCCGCCTCGTAAGATTGCCATTATGCTTTACTCCTGTAGTTTGCGATTGCTGACTTGATTGCGTCTTCAGCCAATACACTACAATGTATTTTTACTGGCGGTAATGCTAGTTCTTCTACAATGTCTATATTCTTAACTGTGGCTGCCTGTTTTAGTGTCATACCTTTGACCCATTCAGTTACTAGACTACTACTTGCAATAGCACTTCCACATCCATATGTTTTAAATTTTGCGTCTGTTATGATACCGTTGTCAACAAGTATTTGTAATTTCATTACATCTCCACATGCTGGAGCGCCAACCATACCTGTACCAACATTCGGGTCATTGATATCC